GTCGCCCAGAAGGGCTCTTCAAGCGGGAGCGGTTCGGGCGGTTCATACGACAGCTTCCTTAGCACCATGAACGCCGAGATCTCGAAGATGCTCCTGGGGCAGACGCTTTCCCACGAGGCCGGGTCGAAAGAGGGCCGGGGGACTCAGGCCCTCGGTACAGTGCACGAAGAAGTACGCCAGGACATCCTCGAGGCCGACGCCGGAGATCTCGACGAGACCATGAATTCAACGCTTGTGGTGTGGATCACCGACTTGAATTTCGGTGCTCAGGCCAGATATCCGACCTACAAGACGCTCGTGAAGCCCGAGGGGGACAAGCTCACTCAGGCAAAGATCGACGAGATCATGATCGGAAAGGTAGGTGTGAAGGTCCCCGCCAATTATCCGTACAAGGCATACAACTACCCGGAGCCCCAGGAGGGAGATGAGGTCCTTGTGCCTCCGGCCAGGGGACCGCAGGCCGCCGGCATGATCTCCGGGCCCGGAATATTATCGCTGAGCGCGGATCGTGTGGGGCTGTTTCCTCCGGAACAACTCAGCGCGGCGGCCGAGCAGGCCGGGGTCAAAATCTACCGGGACATTCTGGAGGGCTTAAAAAAAAAGACCATGAACACATCCTCGAGCCATTGACGGATGAAGAAATTGAACCGCTTTCGGAACTCATATTCAGGGCCGTTTTCACAGCAGAGCTGCTCGGCCGGGGCAAGGTCATCGAGGAGCTTGGGCTCGAAAGCCTGGGCGCCGGCGGCGTGGTTCAGGACATTATTCTCTCTCCTCTCGGGTTCGAAGAGGCGGTCTCTTTCTTCTCCAGAAAAGTCCCCATGCTCAAGGAAGATTTCGATGAACTCGAGGCCGAGGATCGCAGGCTTTCATTCACGATCGCCAAGGCGATCGACGAGACTACGCTCGAGCGAGTCCGTGGCTCTCTGGAGAAGGCGATCGACGAGGGGACCTCATTCAATCAGTGGAAAAAGGGCCTCGATGATGTCTGGTCGACCCTGGGGTACTCAGGCGACAACCGGTATCAGATCGAGACCATATTCAGAAACAACGTCTTCACGGCATACGGAGTCGGAAGGTGGTATCAGCTCCACGCACCAGAGGTTGAGGACCTGGTGCCCATGTTCCGATATCACGCGATCGGGGACGCAGATACAAGGCCATCTCATGCTGCAATGTCGGGCACCACGGCGTCTAGGGACGATCCGATCTGGTCGACCTGGTGGCCTCCGAATGGGCATCGTTGCAGATGCTCAGTCGTCGGTGTGGCAGCCGGCAAACGGCTCAAGCCGAGGCGGCCGCCGACAGGAGTCAATCCCGATCCCGGATGGGAGGGATCTCCGGGGACGAAGACAAAATCGGAGCTATTCGGTGTCTGAGGTGGTCAAAATGGCGGGAATGGAGCAGTTGGCTGGGGGATTGGTATAGGCCAGACCCTGTTTGGCCCACAAGGGGCCGCACAGGCCGCCTGGTGCGGAGAATTTAATCGATGGCGCTTTCGAAAGAGGCTCAAAAACGAGCACAGGAACTGAGGTCCGAACGGTACAAGATCGGCATCAAGGCCGGCGGGAACGTGACCAAGCCCGGTGAGTTCGAGCACCTGGCCGATGATCAATTCGCGGATCCGGTGAACTACCGCTATCCCATCGACGAAGCTCACATTCGGGCGGCGCTCTCGTACTGGGGGATGCCGAAGAACAAGGAGCCCTACACTTCCGACGAACAAGATATCATCTCCGGCCGGATCGAAAAGGCGGCCGAGAAATTCGAGATCGGCCGATATGCAAAGGCGAGTCTTGGACTGATGATCCCGCTCGCCGAAGGCCGGGAGGTTCCCGAGGAGCAGGAAGTCCAGGTTGCTCCGCTGGGGTATCACGAGCGGATGAGCATCCCCACATACGTCGATGAAGACGACGTCGATCGGGTGGTCAAGGCATTCGACGCCCGAGGGATCGATGTGGTCGTCGACTATGATCACGATACGATCATGGTCCCTCCAGGCACCCGCAAACCCGCCGCCGGCTGGATCCGGAGGCTTATAGATAAAGGCAGCCAAGGGCTATGGGCAGTTGTCCGGTGGACGGATAAAGCAAGAGAAGTCATCGGCAGCCGGGAGTATCGATACCTTTCTCCGGTCTTCCCGTTGGACGATAAGTCACATCCCCTTGAATTACACAGCGTCGCCCTGGTCAACAAGCCGGCGATCGCCATGCCGGCGCTCGCCGGAGAGATTTTTGGAATGAACAATTTTTCGCGAAAGGAGGACGAAATGGAATTGATCGAACGACTCAGGAAGCTTTTCAGTCTGGGCCAGGCAGCGGGTGAGGACGACGTCTTCGCCGCCTGTGAGGAGGCGGCCGGACGCACGGCCACGACCAAGATCCTCGAGGCACTGGGCATCGCCTCGGATTCTGAAGAGGCCAAAGACGAAGCCAAGATCATCGAAACCATCAAGACCTCGGCCGGCCACCAGGTGGCACACCCGGATGTCATGAAAGCCCTCGCGCTCGGCGAGGACGCAAGCATTACCTCCGTGACCGGAGCGATCGTCAAACTCCAGAATCTGTCGTCCGGAGCTGACGATCTTTCCAAACGTGTGGTGGAGCTCGAGACCAAGGGCAAGGAGACCAGGCGGGATGAGCTTGTAAAACGAGCCACCGAGGAAGGGAAAATCACCGCCGCACAGCTCCCCTGGGCCGAGAAGATGGCGTTCGACGATCCCGATGGCTTCGAGGCATTCCTCAAGGATGCGCCCGTGGTTGTGAGCGCGGGCGAGCTCGCCAGGACAACCAAGAAAACCGAAAACACCGGCAGCGAGATCCCCGATGACACACAGCTCAAGATCAATCGAATGCTTGGCGTGGGCGCCGACGATTTCACCAAGTACGGCCCCAAGGAGGACGCTGTCCAGTAGAACAGGCAGCCGGTACCGGGAGAGCGGAACAGAAAATTGCACTGATATAGGAGGAAAAAACGATGGCACTCACAGAAGACAGAAACACGCCCTGGAGGGAGGGCGATCTCATGGTGGTCCCGGTGGCCGCGGATGCGGTGATATTTGCCGGGGGGATCACGATCGAGGACGCAGGCTACGCCAAGGCCGGAGCGATCGTGGCCGGTGCATCGACACTCGGCCGCGCCGAAGAGGCCGTGGACAACATCGGAGGCTCCGACGGGGACGTGACCGTCAAAGTCCGCCGCGGAGTGTTCAAGTATGAGAATTCGTCCGGCAACGCGGTTACACAGGCCCATGCGGGCGGAAACTGCTACATCGAGGACGATAAGACGGTGTCGTCGCTGGCAACGTCTCCGATCGCCGGTAAGGTCATCGAAGTCGATGACGACGGCGTCTGGGTCGAAATCCGGGGGGGTCGTACCGAGCTCGAGGACCTTCAGACCGACCTGGCGAGCACGGCCAACGGTAAAGGCGCATCGATGATCGGGCTCGAGGATGCAGCAGAGATCCTCGACGCTGAAGATATGGAGGCTGGATTGGCCGAGATCGCCGCACTGAGGGAGAACCTGTTGAAGATCATTCAGGACGACATCACCGGAGGCACCGGCGGTTCGACCACGGCGGCGATCGCCATCGACGTCCAGCAGCTCCTCGATGACGTAGCCGATGGGGGAGCGACCCTGGCGCTGCAGGCCTTGGACGCCGTCGGCGGGAGCCTTCATGGCACCGCCACCCTCGGCACCGCCACCAAGGGGGAATTCGTGAGCGGCGAGAACTCCAACGACGCCGTGGTCACCTGTGACGAAAACGGCGAGTTCGAGTGCACGCTCACCAACTCGGCCGACGACCTGGTGCATGTCACAGCGCGCCTCGGCGGCGACGACGCCGATGAAAAGCTTGCGAACATCAACCAGGCCGACAAAAGCGTGACCTTCGCAGCGTAACCGAGGAGTCGCATTCGTTCGGATGAGATTGGAATAATGAACCCAATAGGGAGGAAAGGACGATGATTGTTAACGCCGCAAACCTTGCGGGCATCTACAAGTCGTTTTCGACGATCTTCAACAAGGCCTTCACCGAGGCCGAAAACCAGTGGTCGATTGTGGCCATGTTCTCGCCGTCCGAGGGTCGAAGCCTCGACTACAAATGGCTCGGGAACTTCCCCAAGCTCCGGGAATGGATCGGTGAGCGTGTTGTGAAAAGCCTCGAGGGCTTCCATTACGAGCTCACGAACAAGCCCTACGAAGGGACGGTTGCCGTCGACCGCGATGACATCGCCGACGATCAGATCGGGGTCTACAGTCCGATGGTCTCCGAGATGGGCCGGAGCGCAAAGGTTCATCCCGACGAGATGATCTTTTCGCTCCTGGCCAACGGGAACTCCACAACCTGCTTCGACGGCCAGAAATTCTTCTCGACCACGCACAAGGTGGCAGGCTCTAACGTTTCGAACTGGGGTGCGGGCTCGAGCAACATCTGGGCGCTTCTGGACTGCACGCGCGCGATCAAGCCCTTCATCTATCAGGGCAGGACGGGACCGCAGCTCATCCAGATGGATGACCCCAGGACATCCGAGCATGTCTTCATGAAGAAGGAATACCTCTACGGCGTGGACTACCGGGGGAGCTTCGGCGTGGGGCTGTGGCAGTTGGCATACGGATCGAAGCAGACGCTCAATGCCACGCAGTACGCGGCAGCGCGGAAGGCCATGCTCAGCTTCAAGAACGATGAGGGCGCTCCGCTCGGGATCAAGCCTTCGCACTTGATCGTCGGACCTGCCAATGAGGAGGCGGGCCGAGAGATTCTGCTGGCCGAGCGCAACGATGCCGGCGCGACCAATGTCTGGAGGAATTCGGCAGAGCTCATCGTGGTGCCCTGGCTCGACTGATATACCACGCGCGAAAAGCGCAAAGGAAAGGGCGCGGGAGGCGTGGCCTCAAAAGCCACGCCTCCCCAGAGCCCGTAATCGACGGACTTGAGAAATGGCTTACATCGAAATCGACGATCTTTATGACTTGATCAGCGAGGAGGACCTGGTCCAACTCACCGACGACGAGCGCGTGGGCGAGGTGAACCAGCTCCTCGTCTCGGGCGTCATAGCGGCCGCGGAATCCAGGATCGAAAACTACGCAGGCCGGCATTACACATTGCCGCTCACAGCAGACGACGATGTAAAGCGCATGGCTGTGGTGATCGCCGTGAACATGGTCTACCAGCGCCGGCGCGGCAAGGTCCCTGATCACATCAAGGAACAATACGACGAGGTCATGGGACTTCTCAAAGACATCTCCCAGGGGAAAGCCATACTACCTGGCCAGGCGGCCGCAACGACTCCCCAGGACAACGTGTCCCGGGCCGAAGTTACAAAGGACGACCGCGTGTTCACAAAGGAAACGCTCAAAGGATTTGGCTGATGGCTGAGGGGCTCACAACAAAGGTCCGATTCGACGACCGTGAATTCCGGCGCATGATGCGTCGGGCCCAGGGGCTTGATTTCAGGCCGGCCTTCGAAGCCACCGGCAGCCACATGATCGAGTCCATTCACCAGACCTTCGAGAAACAGGGACGGCCGCAGCGGTGGAAGCCGTTGTCGGCTGTGACTCTATATCAGAGGGCCGGGGGCACGGTCGGCAGGGTTTTCAAGCAAAGAGGAGGCCTCAAAAAAGGATCCGAGAAAAAGATCCTCGGAGCGAAAATCCTCATGCGCACAGGACGCCTTCTCCGGTCGTTTACGTACCGGACAACCAGCGACGAGGTCGAGGTCGGAACCAAGCTTCCGTATGCCGCCATCCATCATTTTGGCGGAATGGCGGGCCGTGGCAAGAAAGTCAAGATCCCGGCGAGACCCTATGCACAGATCCTCACGGGCGATCGCCTGGCCATATACGATATCTTCACCAACTTCATGAAACGAGAGCTCAAGACATGATCAGCCAGATCGAGGATGCGATCGTAGCAGCACTACGGGCCACACAGATGGGCGACTATTGCAAGACGATCGCCACCTACCAGGGCGATTTCGACATGGCCGAAGCCGACCTCATCTTGAGGTTCCCTGCGGTGCTGGTGGTCTATGACCGATCGGATTTCAAGAAGACTTCGATGAGCACGATCCTTGAGACCGCGCAGTTTCTCATTCTCGTCGGCGCCCGGAATCTCCGTGGCGAATACGAACGCCGCCGCGGTATGGGCGATACAGAGGTGGGCTCGTATCAGGTGGTCAGAGACGTACTTTTCACCATCGTAGGCAAAACCTTGGGGCTTGAGATCTCCGAGATCAAGCCCTTGAGAGTGCTATCGCTCGATCAGTCCAAGGACCTGTCCATTTACTCGATCGAGGTCGAGACCTCGTTCGACTATGAACCATACAATGAAGAGGACGACGCCGGAGATCTTACAAGCATAGAGCTCCGTCATCATTTACCACCCGAGGAGGAAGAGCCTCGTGCGTCAGACATTATCGAATTCGAGGAGGAGGATTGAAAATGGCAAAGGATAATATATGGATTGTCGCGAAAGCAGGGCTCATTGTTCCCAAGGAGGGCCGGCCCAGAATCCATATCTCGAGCGAAACGCCCGTGAGAGTCAAGGATTCCTACTACTACCGGAAGCAGATCAGGCAGGGCTCCTTGAAGAAGATGGCCGCGCCGAGAAAGGAAAAGCCCTCTCCGGCCAAGGAAAGGCCTGCGCCTGCGACTCAGGGCGATTGAAATATCCCCCGCAGCTGTGCCGGCGGGAAAAGATTAATGTGAACAAAGGAGGCTTGTGCCATGACGATGCAATTCAATGAAATCCCGAAGTCGATCCGCAGATCGGGTCGATACTTTGAATTCAACACCAAACTTGCCCAGAGGGGGCTTCCGGAGAACAGGCAAAGCCTGCTGCTCATCGGCCAGATGACCTCATCGGGCAACGCCACGAAGGAAACGGTGTATTCCATCTTCGACGAATCCGAAGGATGGACCTACTTCGGTCGCGGATCGATTCTGGCGCTCATGATCTCGGCTGCGCTCAAGGCAAATCCGTATGTCAATCTCTATGCCTGCAGCATGGAGGACAACGGAGAAGGAGTGGCCGCAACGGGAACGATCACCTTCGCAAGCGACGCCACCGGAACGGCCACGCTCACGGTCTGGATAGGTAACCAGAAGGTCGAGGTTCT